CTCAAATTTTCAGAAGGTAACAACAACAACAAACTATCCACCTTATAACCAAATCAAACTAAATGATACAGAGTATATTCTGTCATTTGCTTTGGCTGGATTCTCTAAGGATGATGTCTCAGTATCGCTAGACAATCGCAAACTTACAATCAAGGGCGAGAAGCAGGATCCTGAGTTGCCAGAGGGAGCAGAGTATCTACATAAGGGCATCGCAGCCCGTAAGTTCACAGATATCTTCACCCTTCCTGAGTTTGTTGAAGTTATTGGGGCTGAATTCAAGGACGGTATCTTAGATATTAGACTTGAAAAGCAGATCCCAGAAGACAAACTTCCAAAGACTATTAAAATTCAGTAGTATAATGGTTAACATTCCTATATAAGACTGTAAAAAGTTTCTATAAAGGATGCTCTATCGATTAGAGAGTTAGCAGGAGTCGAATCTTCGTGGCTAATAGACCTGAGCAGTAGTCTATAAACTGCTCACCTTGACTTTCTATATGTTATAGGGTATACTTGTTATATAACCGATTGGAGTAAATATGATTCACTCTTTATTTTTAATACCTGCCTTTATTGCTGGCTATTTTGCATGTTATCTAGCAATGACATACAGAGTAAACCAAGATGACTAGAACACTAGTCTGTCCTGTTTGTAAAAAAGAATGGGAACTTCGTTGGGGTATTATGGCAAATGAAAGTTTATCTAGACATACAAAGGAGCACAAATAATGGCATGTTCATGCGGATTTTCTACTGACTATCCAAACTGCAATGGAACACACAAGGTAGTAAAGACAGTCAAGACAAAGTTATTGCAAAAGATTAATGAGATCGAGTTGGATCCAGATACCAAAGCAACAATTTTAAAAGCAATTACTGAACTTTAGGACCTTTAAACCCTATACCAATATTGTATCTTGGACTACCAGTCATTGGCTTTACTTCATGTAGAAACTTTGACTGGTATATAAGTATATCCCCAGGCTTTGGCTTGTATTCTATACCTTGATCTGGAAAGTTTATTTCTCCCCCAGAAAAATCATCATTAATATAAAACATACATATAAAATTGTCCTTGTTCTGTAACTTATCATCTTTATGCACACCCATTCCGCCATCTAATAGTTTAGATACAGTTATAAACTTTTTCTTTAGTTCCATGTTGTCAATATTATATTTTGTCATGTAAGAATATATCGGATCAACTACACACTTTAGGAACTCTGATCTAAGAAGTGTTGCATCGTAAGAGTCTGTATCGGAAATAAAGTTTGGCAATTCCATTGTAAGGTGTGGCCTTCTGGATACTTCTACTAGTGGATAGGCTTTAGATGCTGATTCTATTAAGGATACCCAAGACTTTGGGTTAATCGGGACATTAAATAATTCTATCTTGTCTGCTAAGGTAATCATGCTTCTCCAAATAATTTTTTGTGATTTATATTTTTAGATATAAAATCTTTATAGTCTTTATATTCTACCACTACTTATCCATAGGAAGGGCTTTTAAAGCCTCTAGCGTGGCTTCTGCGGGGTGCATATCCATTTGTAGGTAGTCTAACTGGGTTGGAACATCGTTAGACTCTTGATGTGCTTGACTACGGCTTTTTGGAAATGTTTTTATCATTGTTATGCTTAACCAGATATGGCTCTATTCTTGATTTAATTCTGCCATCCTTGTATAGTCTTACAATCCAGCCATCTTTGATCTGCATTGGGTTAAACGAGTGTGCTTTTTTCTTTGGCATTATATCTCCGTCCAGAATAATGATAGTGTGTATCTGATACCGCTTGTTACTTTCTCTACCCCATGCATATGGTTGCTATCACCCTTAAAACAGATCATCATATTTTCTTCTGGTTTAATGTGTAGATTATCATAATGAGGAAAGTACAGTTCTCCACCATCAAAGTCACTATTAATATATATCATAGTGGAAAAATGTTTTGTCTTATAGTTTTGTTTAAAAAGTTCTATGTATTCATCAGTCATACCAAACTCATGCATATTGTCATAGTTGTTTTCTTCATTGTCCAAAACGTAGTCTACGTGAGGTCTTTGTTCTCTTCCAACTCTCCAACGATTTAGTAGGTATTGTTCATTCTTAACTTTTGTATTAAATCTTTCTTCTATTTGTAATTTTGCATCTTCTAAAATTTTATAATACATGGTTAAGTCGAAGTTGTTTTGTTCTAGTATTTCTCTTTTATGTGGAGAAAGATTGATAGACATGCCCTTCCAGTCTTTTATCCCAGTCCAGTAGTCTTCGGTTACATCTTCTTGCTTTGGGTATGACATGTAAAATTCATGCTCCCAATGACCCTCTGTTTGTGTAATTAAATCATTTTTTATTTTATTAAGTTCTTCTGGACTTAAAAAATCTTTTACAATTCTATAGTTTGGGTTTGTGTTATCAATAATCATAGAGAATATTTTTCTCGTGTTGCTCTTGTATAGTCTTTACCTATACCCTTAAAACTATCTAACCCTAATACAACTTCGGCTGCTTTCCCAATTGATGAATCATACATTGCCATTGCAACTTCTGAGTCAGTCTTCATTGATGATCCAGAACACACTGGGCAATCTGGACAATCTACATTAAGTGATTTACATGTTTCACAGTCGCAACCCTGGTATGTAGTTGTTGGCATAATTGGGTTTTCTTTTTCAATCATATAATAATTATACCATGCTGGTTTGACTTACGGCTTTTGGCTTGATATACTTATAGTATGCACCAGTAGCCAAGTTGGTTAAGGCACCGAACTCATAATTCGGCTATCATAGGTTCAAGTCCTATCTGGTGTACAATATAACTAAATAATGTTTTGCGGATGTTGCATATTGGTAGTGCCTCTGCCTTCCAAGCAGAAGGGGTCAGTTCGATTCTGATCATCCGCTCCAGACCTCTGTAGTTCAGTGGACAGAACGTTGGACTTCTAAGCCAAGCGTCACAGGTTCGATTCCTGTCAGGGGTACTCTATTTTAAGTTATAAAAACCTAAAGAAACTCCTGCACGGGGTTGCACGGTTATTACGCTGTGCCTTCTATTCTTTGGACAAAAGATCATGTCTCCAACGTTTAGTTCAAATGTGTGGGATACGTCTTCTTCTGTAAGATCCTTTATATCTTTGTCTGAGTCTTTATATATTTTCCAAACGCTAATACCTTGTAGTTGCCAAAAGAATACATTGTCATTATCTGAATGGATATTGTCGTTGGTCGATGCATCTGTTGTAAAATTAATATATATATGATGCATCTCGCTAGGTCTTTCTTTCTTAGCATTTTTAGATCTTTGAAATATTTTTTCTATACTATCAACAACCATGGATATCTTTTCATCCCTGTCTGCTTTTCTTAACTTAAACCCTTTTCCATTATAGTATGATTGTTTTGTATTTACATTGTTTCTAATATCATCGTTTACTAATACAAACAGTTCATCCCAAGATACATTAAATGAAACCTTTTCCTTAAATTTGAATGGCTCTGCATTTTTATAATTATTTAAATACTCTTCTTCGCTTAGTAATGAATCTAAGTAAAATAGCCTTTGTTCTATTGAATAATCACCCATAGTGAATGTGGGGGGCCTAAGCCCCCCAACACCTTAGCCCTTCTTGGCCTTCACTGCTGTTTTCTTAACTGGTGCCTTTTTCTTTGGCGCAGTCTTAACTACACGATCTACCTCTGCAACACTTGGTAACTTACCAAATGCTGGATCGTTAGGGTTTGCTGCTCTTAATGCAACGGGGATTACTGCTGATAGCAATGAGAATGCTAGATCCTTTGGATCTGTCACTCCTGCCATGTATAGCGCTGCAGCACCTGCGAGTACTGATCTTCCGTAAGATGCTAGAGCATTCTTAATTTGTGTATTCATTTTTTCCTCCTAGGATATAACTCGTGTTAGTATTGTAAAACCAATCCATAGACCAATAATTCCTGCGACTCCCGCAAAAACTGGTGGTGCTGGTACTGGCAATTTGAATGCAGC